TATTCCTATCGGTTCAGTCTGGCGTGAGCAAAAAAAGACGTTCATCATGCCTAACGGAAGTCGTTTAAAATTCAGGCACTTAGAGCGTGATTCTGATGCCGAGAAGTACCAAGGCCACAGTTACACCAGAGTTTTTTTTGAGGAGTTGACCAACTGGGCCTCGCCTAAGCCTGTTATGAAACTGTTTGCCACACTACGCTCCGGCACAGGTGTGCAGTCCAAGTTCATGGCAACAGGCAACCCGGGTGGACCCGGGCATACGTGGGTGAAACAGCGATATATTGATCTCAACCCTGCAGGTTATACGCCGGTCAGGGAGAAGATTGAGATCAACATGCCCAACGGCACCAAGCGCACGGTCGAGTTCACGCGTGTATTTATCCCGTCGAAACTGCAGAACAATCGGATACTGATGGAGAAGGATCCACTGTACGTGGCCAGGCTGCACTTAGCAGGCTCTGAGGAGCTGGTTCGCGCTTGGCTGGAGGGCGACTGGGATGTAATCGACGGCGCCTTTTTCGACGAGTGGCGCAAGGAGAGACACGTCATGCCGTATTTCCAGCTGCCTGTCTGGCTCACGCGTTTCCGGTCATTTGACTGGGGGTCGGCAAAGCCTTTCTCCTGCGGTTGGTGGGCGGTCGCCGACGGCACAGTGGAACACCCAACGCAAGGATTTATGATGCCTCGCGGTTCGCTGATCAGGTACAACGAGTGGTACGGTTGTAAAAAGGACAATGACGGCCATATCGTGCCAAACGAAGGGCTGAAAATGGATGTAGAGGCGGTCGCCACCGAGATACAAAACCGGTCGCCACACCTGTACGATCACGATGTAGCAGATCCGGCTATTTTCGCCGAGGACGGTGGGCCGTCGATGGCAGAGCGCATGTTCAAACAGACCGATGGGAAGCAGGCGTGGCATCGTGCCGATAATAAACGCATACCAGGATGGGATCAGGTACGTTGGCGATTAACCGGTGATGATGACGGCCACCCTCTGCTGTACGTGATGGATAACTGCCTGGCCGTGCAGCGCACCCTCCCGGCGCTGCAGCACGATGAGAAAAACCCCGAGGATGTAGACACCGAGGCCGAGGATCACGCGCCTGACGAGTTGCGCTATGCGTGTATGAGTCGCCCGATTACGAAACCGAAACCGCCACCACCGGAGCCTATGAAAACGCTTGATGATTTGACATTGAATGACGTATGGGATATGAATAATAAATCCAAAAACAAGTACGATCGAATCTGATCTCACGTAACCAGGAATCACTATGCAAGGCCAGGGTTCAGACCAGAACGTCGAGACCGTAAAAGATACATTCGGCACCGATGAAAAGGCTATCGTTTCCAGGTGGCAGGAAGAACTGCGGTTAACGGGTAAAAATGACAATACCTGGCTAAAGCGCGCCTCCAGAGTCGTTGCCAGATATCGCGACGAGCGCATATCCAACGAAAAGTCCGATAAAAAGTACAACGTCCTCTGGTCCAACACCGAGACCATCAAACCCGCGCTTTACTTTCGAACGCCCAAACCGATGGTGGACAGGCGAAATAAGGACAGAGAGGATAGCGAGGCCAACAAGATAGCTCGTGAGGCCGCCTCGGCACTCGAGCGTTGTCTGGAGTACACGCTGGACGAGTTCGATTTTGACGGTCTGATGACCGAGCTGGTTGAGGACTACCAGCTACCGGGGCGTGCCGTCGCCAAGGCCGTTTATAATCCTGTGTTCAAGGAGGAGCGCATGGCCGCAGATCCTCTAGGTTATAACTCCGTTGATCCGTTACTTGATGAGGTCTCCGGTGATCTCATCGAGCAGCCTGATGAGCCTTATTACGATAAAGGTGTCGAGCACGATGATGACGGTGCCTACACGATGGAGGACGTGGTCGATTGGGAGTCAGCCGGTGCTGAGTATGTTTACTGGAAAGATTATCGACAGGGAAAGGCCAAGGTATGGGCCGCAATGCCGTGGGTGGCCTTTGGTGTGGATATGTCGCGCGATGATTTGCATAAGCGTTTTGATAAATCGCTCGGCAAGGAGAAGGTCGATAAAATACCACTGAACAAAATAGCCACTGAAATCAACCGAGAGGAGGTTGATGATACAACCCTGGAGCTATTCAAGCGTGCCAGGGTGTGGGAGATTTGGGATAAAGACGAGAACAAGGTCTGCTGGATCTGTACCGATTATAAGGATTCACCGCTTGATAGTGGTCCGCCACCGCTGAAATTCAAACACTTCTATCCTTGCAACCGCCCACTGACGATGGTTGAAAACAACGGCGAGCATGAGCCTATCCCTGAATATGTCATGTACCAGGACCAGGCGAAGGAGCTGGATCTTCTGACCATGCGCATCAATCTACTGTTCGAGGCGGTGAAGGTCGCCGGTGTGTACGATAAGAGCAACACCGGGGTAGTTAATCTGCTCTCAAAGGACAATGAAAACAAACTAATCGGGGTCAGTAACTGGGCGATGTTCACCGAGAAAGGCGGGGTCAAGGGTGCTATCAGCTGGCTGCCGATCGACATGGTGGTCGCCGTCCTGGAAACACTCTATAAATCCCGTGAGGCCATCAAACAGGATATGTACGAGTTGACCGGCATCGCCGATATCATACGTGGCGCCTCAGACGCCAGAGAGACAGCCGCTGCCCAGCAAATCAAGGGTAAGTTTGCCTCGATGCGACTGCAGGACAAGCAGAAAAAGGTTGCCCGTGCAGCACGGGATATACTGCGACTGATCGGCGAGATTATCTCTGAGAATTTCTCCAAGGAGACCATCGAGGTGATGTCCGGCATGCAGTTGTCCGATGAGGCATATGAGCTTCTGCAAAACGATGCCATGCGCCGGTTCACTATCGGGATTGAAACCGACTCCACTATTCAGCCCAACGAGCGCGAGGAGCAGGATTCGCGCACCAAGTTCATCGTGGCTACATCCAGATTTATCAAAGAGGCGTCGCAGGTCAGCTCTGCCATCCCGGAATTCACGTCAGTCATGGGGCAGCTTCTCATGTTTGGTATGCGCTCATTCCGAGTCGGTCGTGACCTTGAGGATGAGATGGAAACCGCTATCGATGGCATCAAGAAGCGTGTGAAAGAGCAACAGTCTCAACAAGGCCAAAAGCCTGATCCGAAGATGGTTGAGGCGCAGGCCAAAGCTAAAGCAACTACAGATGAAGCCGCTCAAAAGTCGCAGCATTCTCAGGTTAAGCATGACTCTGATATGGCGGTTACCGCCGTTAAGGCTAAGCAGGATGAGAATAAAGCAGCAGGCGAGGGGAAGATTATCGGTTTGAAATTAGTTAGCGAAGCCAGGATATTAAAAATGCGAGAAGACAAGGAACGCCTGTTGCTGGATCACGCCCGTTGCAAGGTAGACGCTGCTAAAAAACATGACGAACTTAAAGCTCAAAATAGTGATGGGGTATCTGATGTTCATCATGGGACTGTAAGTTCTTCATCCTCAGGGCATTCTGCGCCCAATATCGAAGTTAACCTGCCCGAGATCAAAATGCCTGATATCACGGTAAACGTGGACGCTAATGGTGATAAGAAAATTATCCTCACCAAAGACAAGAAAGGCAACATCACAGGTGAGTCTAAAAGCGGGTAATGGCTCAGCAATTACTTGATCTAGGCACCGTACAAAATGATAAAACCGGCACAAAGGGTCGTGCCGGGGGGGATATCATTAATGATAACTTCACGGAACTTTATAACATTCTTGACGATGGAAATTCCCCGACATTCACAGGATTAACCCTTTCTGGCTTAACAGCAGGCTCAATTCCTTTTGCCGGAACAGGGGGTCTGATAAGCGAGGATAATGCCAATCTTTTCTGGGACGACACGAGTAACTTTCTAGGACTTGGCACAAACACTCCCACAGCAAGGTTTGAAATAGAGCAAACGGGGTCTACTCAAACCGACGGCATACAGCTCAATTCTGTCGATGCAGGCAATCGAATCGGTCAGATTTACATGGATGCCTTCGGTCAGATGATTTTCAGAAACACGGGCGGCGGTAACGATAATATCACATTCATCGGGGCTGAAATACAGATAGCCAGCGGCACGTTGCTTAATCTAAATACCTCAGCTGGTCTGAGATTGAACGATAACAACCCATCAAGGTACGGTTCCGACAGTGATTATTCGATTCGATATAACTCAACCTCGGATGATTTGGAATTTTGTGACGGGAACGTCACCGGATCAAATATCCGGCTTTCAATTAACTCCGTGGGGAACATCAGTTGTGATAGTACTATAGGTTCTTTGATTGTGAATAGAATGACAACCACTCAGATGAATGCTTTAACCGCCATTAACGGTATGATTATTTACAATTTAACGACCACGGCCTTTAATTTCCGTGAAAACGGGGCGTGGGTCTCAGGCTCAGGATTAACGTAATGGCAAAAAAGAAAAAAGAAACGGTGGAATCACTCAAAGCTGGTGCTTATGACATTGTTTGCGCGATTGAGCAGAGACAGGTTGAAATCAAGCAATTGGTAAAACAACGATCAGATTTACATAATGCAATTAATGAATTACTGAAGAAAAAATGAGCTGGACGTGGGATACCACAGAACTTACTTTCGATCAAACGTGCTGGACATTTGATGGAAATTATGACGAGTGTATTCCAGGCGGTGCATTTTCGCATGTCAGCTTCGGTGATCAGCACAATTACCCTGACAGGGACAAGGTTGACCAGGCAAAGATCAAGGCCGATCGTGAGTTAAGAACTCAGGTTGAAGATAGTTATGCGGTGGCAGCAGGTGATGTCCCTGAACTGGCAGGATTGACGTATGAGGACAGGAGGGCCATATTAGCTAGTGACGATGTCGATTCTGTGATTGCGATATTACTTTTGATGTAAGAGGATTCTATGGCAAGAACAACCTATGTGCAGGTAAAACAACCAGATGGAAGGTTTAAATATGTTGACCGTGCTGATTTTATACCGCCGAGTGAAAATAGATCCGCGATGGTAATAGGCGATATTCAGCCTTATGTATCCACCATTGACGGCTCAATGATTAAAGGTCGTGCTCAGCACCGTGCACACCTCAAGCAGCACGGCTGTGTTGAAATGGGCTGCGATAGCATAGAGTCGTCACAAAAATATTTCAAACGCCCCGAGCTCTCACAGAAAGAACGCTTAAGTGATGTGCGCCGTGCCTACGAGAAGGCCGAGGCTGTAGCTGAAATTGATTAATATTAACTAACTTAAGAGGACCGATCATGCCACCTGATAACGTAGCCGAAGTAGAGCAAGAAACTGAAACCGAAACTATCCACGATACTGTGTCCAAAGCCTATGAGTTGCTCGAGGAAGGCGATGACGACGGCGGTGATGGTGTAGCCACTGATAAAGCGCCACCTGATAAAGATCCTGGTGATGATGGCGAAGGTGGTGGCGATCAATCCGACAAGGGAGACCAGAGCGATGGGGAACAACCCGATAAATCTGATAAAGATACTAAAGCAGATACTGGTGACGAAGCCGGTGCCAAGAGTGATACCGAGTCCGATTCTGACACCGAAAGTGGTGCTAAAACAACCGAAGCACCTGAGCATTGGACAGACGATGATAAAACCATGTTCGCAGCGCAAACCCCAGAGGCGCGGGAATTCATACGCCGCCGACACGACGAAATGGAAGCGGACTATACAAGGAAAACACAGGAGAATAGCGGCCTAGCCAAGGAGTATGAGCCGGTGGATGCCATCATGGCACCGTTCTCTCAGCACATGGCGCAGATAGGTATATCAAAAGCTGAGGTCATCAGACGTTGGGCGGCGACTGAAAATAATTTGAATATTGATCCAGTCGGTGCTATAAAGCAGTTAGCAACATTTTATAAAGTTGACCTTTCACAGCTCAGTGCGTCCCAGCCCGAGGGAGCAGACGCATATTTCAACGGAGGAGATGAGCATCAGGACGATCCAAGGGTGACAAAACTCGAGACGACTGTTAATACGCTGCAAAGCTCAATTGCGAACGATGCATTGAGTCGAGCTAATCAGCAAATCGAGGGCTTCAAGACCGCCAAAAACGATAAAGGTGATCTGATACGCCCGCATTTCGATGAGCTTATTGCAGATATTACACAGATGGTTGCCATTAAAAGGCAGGCAGGCCAGGCAATTGATCTTGAGAGTATTTATGATCAGGCCGTATGGGCCAATCCGACAACGCGTGCAAAACTTCAGACGTCCCAGCAAACAGCAGACGAGACTGATAGAAAGAAAAAGGAATTAGCTGACGCGGCGAAGAAAAAGGAGAAGGCCGATAAGGCCAAGGTTGCCTCAAAATCCGTGAAGTCCTCAAAAGAAGTGGGAGCCACAGGTGGTGGGGCAGATAATAAAAATTCGACGGTTGGGCAGGATGTACGGGCGGCTTATGAGACGCTTGAAAACAATGCCTGACCGGCAATGTAGAGGATAGCTC